CGGCCCCGCCAGCCATCAACCGGAGTCTTTTCCTCCTTGATGGTCTTGTCCTGCAGCGCCTGCATGCCCTTCAGGATGATCTCGGAGGTGTACCGGCCTTGCGTGGTGCGGTCGGCACCGGCTTGCAGTGCGGCAGCGAATCCACGGTTCTGGTCCGACTTGCTCTGGCCGTCCAGCTGCGCAGCCAGTGCTTGCGCCTGTTCGGGCGGCATGGACTGCGCCAGGGCTGCCAGGGTCTGCGCGCGCTGCGGCGCCGGCTGCGAGGCAATGCGCGTGAACAGTTCCCGTGTCTCGTCGCTGGTGAACGGGGACACCGGCTGGCCAGCCCAGCGGCCCACGGCTTCTGCCTGCTTGGTGCGCTGCTGCACCTGCGGAACCAGGCCCTCGATACCGCCACCAAACTGGATCGGCTGGTAATCGGTGATGACCCCGCGTTGCAAGCCTGCCGTCAGCGGGTCGGCTTTCAGGTCCGACTGCGTGCCCTTGAGCACCTTCTCCAGCGCCTCGCGCCGCTTGTCCAGTGTTGGCGTGCGCCCGTTTTGGGCGATCAGTGCATCCACGTCACGAAGCGCCTGGGTCTGCTGCTGCACCGTCATGCGAGCGAAGCCGCCCGTTTCCTGCGCCTGCTGCGCGAGTCGCCGGATGCCCTCTTGGTACGGGGTGCCCGCCGTGTTTTGCAGCGCCCGCTCGATGTAGTTCGACGCCAGCGCCGTGCCCTTGTCGGTCATGGCCTGGAAGACGTTGAACTCGGCTTCGGCGTGCTTGAGCCTGCGATCCTGCTCGGCAAGGGCACGAAGCCGCGCCGCCTCGCGCGCCGCATCCTGCTGGGCCACGATGCCCGACGCCTTGTCGATCAGCCCTTGCAGCGCCTGGGGCGTCATGCTGGACAGGATCGGGTTGCTCGCCACACGCTCGGCCGCGTCCGTGGTCGTAGCGCCTTCCTTGCCCTTGCGGCCCTTTGGCGAACTCGCGCCGGTCAGGTCCAGAAACGCCTGCGCGCCGCCCGGCTGCTTGAGGATGCCTTCACCTGCAGCAGCAGACAGCCGCTCCACAGCATCGCGCTCCAGCTTCTCGCGGATGCCCGGGGCCAGGTCCAGGGTCTGCGCTAGACCACGCTTTCGGGCCACGGCACCCGCCCATTGCGAGGGGTCCACCAGCACGGCAGACAGTTCGTCGTTCACGCCCTGGGTGTAGTTGTCCACAAGCGCTGTCTTGCGCTGCGTGATCTCAAACTTGAACGCCTCGGCGTGCAGGTGCTGACGCATCTGCGCGAGGTTGTGCTCCAGCAGCTTCTTGCCGTTCGGGTCTTGGTTCGCGCCGGTCTGCTCGATGCTCCATGAGTCGAAGTCGCGCAGCAGGCCATCGGTGAAACCTGCCGCGTCCTTCGGCGCCTTGGTCTGCGCTGAGGCCATGCGCTCGGTCCACATGGACGCGCCCTCGCTCATCGTGCGCTCGACACCGATGCGGGCCTCGTCGATCTTCAGTTTCTCGGCTTCGCGCGCCTGAACTTTGGCAAGGTCGCCGTACACGTTCACCACGTCGGCGGCGCCGCGCGCAATGCCCGACACGTCCACGCCCTGCGGCGTCACGCGCGTGGTGTTCAGCGCCCGGCCTCGGCTGGCGTCCTGGCTGACGTACTGCTGGAGCTTCGGCATTACCAGCCCCTCGGCCGACCGTCAGGCTGTGAGCCGCGCCCGGAGTAGCCACCAGCCTGCGGGATCTTGCTGGCCGCGAGGTAGTCCGCGCCACCGCTGGACAGGTAGCCGGCCGCCGACAGATAGCCGCTGGTCCGCGCCGCCTTCGCGTTGTCGCGCCCGATGGCCGCATCTTGGTGCAGGCCCATCGCCTCAAGCTGGCCACGGTAGCGCGCGGTAAGGACATCAAGCTCCATCTCGCCGGCCGTCCTGCTTTGAAGCGTGGCCAGTGATCCGGTGTTGGCGTCGAATCCGGTGTCGATGGCGCTGGCCCGAAGGTTGCCCAGCTGCACGGCCATCTGGCGCCGCTGCGATTCTTCGGCCGCTGCGGTCTGCTGCTCGGTCAGCTTGGCGTTGTTCTCGTCAACCTGCGCGCGGTACTCGGCGGCGTTGCTCTGCTGCTTGGATGCGTAGACCGCACCGGCTGCGCTGATACCTGCGACGATTAGGGGGGCAAACGCCATTCAGAGCCTCACGTAGACGAAGGCGTCACGCCCATCTGGCAGATACTTCGGGGCCAGGCACTCGCAGCGAAAGCCCAGCAGTACCGCCCACCGCGCGCCCGCCTCAAAGTCGGCATCGACTGCCATCTCAAGTCGCCGCCATGCTGCGCGGTCCAGTAGCGAACGGATTGCCCGAGTGAGGCCCAGCATGTGCGGGCCGGCATCTCTGTCGATCAGCGTCCAGGCGTAGCCGCGACCTTCCCACACGGGGATGATCCCGCCGCACACCATGGGCACGCCGTCTGCTGTCGCGGTCCATGCCGTGCCGGTCGGCCCTGACAACGACTGCTCGTCCACTTCGGACAACTGCGCGGCCTGCGGGCGGATCAGACGCAGGTGGTGATGCTCCAGCGGGATCAGTTCGATCACGGAATGGCGGTCTGCGGATAGCGCGGGTCGATGCGGCCGGGCTCAATCTCACGGGCTGCGCGCCTGCCGGTCTTCGGTTCTGGCGCGCGTTTGGCAATGCCTGCGCCGCCGCCTCCCATCGCCGCGCTGAAGCCGCCAAGTGCGGGCGGGGATGTGCCCAACACCACGTTGCCACGCTCGATTGAATCGCCCAGGCGCTTGGCCATCACCGGCCCTGCTGCACGTCCACCTGGGGCATGACTGCGATCAGCGTCATGGGCATGGGGCGGTCTTTGATGACCGTCACGCGCATGTCTTTGTCGTAGTCGGCTGGCCACTCCACGTCAAGGTCGCCCGTGAACGGAGGCGGCGCGCTTCCCATGGGAACCGATGGGTAGCGGTAGGCCATTTCCTCGACCGTGGCCGGCGTCGGGCCAGCAGTGCCGCCCAGGCTGCGATACAGGCGCAGCGTCATCACATGCGCGCGCTTGGTCTTGCCTTGGGCGGTGCCTGTCGGGTTGCCGCCCTCGAAGTTCATGGTGGTCAGCGTGGCCGGACTCGGCAGGCCGACGACGACCTTGGACCCGGCCAGCTGCAGCGTGATGCTGCCGCCCGAAACTGTGCGGTTCGGATGGCGCGCGCCGTCCACCAGCACCCACACGGCCTCGCCCTCCAGATGGTCCAGGCCGCTGATGGTGGTTGCCGGTGCGCCGTCATAGGTCAGGCTCATGTCCGAGTAGATCCAGTCCGCTTGGTCGGTCTGGTCGTCGTCAGGCTCGGCGAGATAGGCGATGTATCGCTTGGTGCTGCCGTTGATGGTGTAGCGCACGATCAGCCAAAGGTCGTCGCGGTTGCCGTCAGGGGAGGGGATGCACTCCACGCACTCCACCGCGCCGCCGCTGAAGGGGTGCCGGTGCCAGGCCACCACGTCCTGTTCGCGGTCAATGGTCATGCCCACCATGAGGCCATCGGAGCGCGCGGCCCACACGACGGACCACGGCTCCTGCTGATACGCGGTGTCCACCAGCCCAGGCCCGGCGATGGTGCGGGCGAAGGCCGACACGTTGGGCGACTGGAAGCCGTCTTCCGTGAACTGGAAGGCCATGGCGCGCACCTTGCGCCCCGCCCTCTGCACGAACAGGGTTTCAGTGCCCACGCGGATGGGGGCTACAGAGTTCGACCCGTAGGTGCTCTGGCGCTTGGTCTTCACGTTGTCAGGCCCGAACGGGTCCGACGTGGTGCTCTCAGTGATGGCCCACTCGTCGCCGATGGTGCCCACCAGCAGCACGTCGCCGGGAGACAGCCAGCGGATCGAGTTGGCCCGGTCGCTGGCGATGGTCCGCTCAAACCCGGAGTCGGCCGAGATGACGCCATCCACCTCGGTGGCGAAGTTCTCGAAGTCGCCCGACACGCTGAACCAGATGGTTTCATCGCGGGCGAAGGTCAGGCGCTCCCTGAAGAACGTCACCACGTTGGGATAGCCGTCCGTCGCGTTCCATGCCTGAAAGGCCCAGCGCGCGGTCGGGCTTCCAGAGCCCACTGCGCCGACAGGCAGCTGCGACACCACCAGGGCGTCCACGCTGGTGCCGCTGGTGTAGGCCGTGATCTTGGCCCAGCCATAGCCGGGATCGAGAAACTGCCATTGCACACCCGGGTCGCCGTCGTACTCCGCGCCGCTGCTGTGGATCGGAGGACTGCCGCCCGTGGTCGCGCTGTTCAGGGCCTCGTAGTTCTTGCCGTTGTACCGGCGCACGTCGCCTGCGGTCACGGACACGCCGTTGGTCCACTTCTTGACGTCGCGCACATCCGCCTCGCGGAGCAGGATGTACTGGCCGACGTGCGCAGCGGTGAAGATGCTCGCGCTCGCGGTCAGGGTGACAGTGCCCGTGGCTGCGCTGGCATAGACCGTTGTGATCTGCGCGACTTCCTTGAACGGAGGCGGCGCCAGGTCCACCGTCTCCAGCGTCCAGCGGGTCGATGAGAAGCGCGACAACTTGCGCGGCGCGTGGCTCCCATGGACGAGATACACCACGTCCCCGGTCTGCACGAAGCGCACCGCAAGAACTCCAGCGGTGTCGGTCAGGTCGGCCGCACTGTACGGGCTCGGGATCTCGTAGACGCTGCCGGTCAGTGCGTACCACTTGCCTGCGGCCAGGTCGGTGGCGAACGTGCCCGAGGTGTGCGCGGTCGTGCAGTAGTAGTTTGTCCCCGAGCGCGACACCAGATCGCCAGCGGTGTAGGCCGTGGTCGTGGCCCAGGCCGTGAGCGTTCCCACCACTACCTGGGCATGGTCGTAGTAGAAGCGGATGTACCCATCGCCGAACTCCAGCATGTAGCTGTCGGCGCTGCTGAACTCGAAGCGCACCAGCCATGTGCGATCAGTGCTGTCCTTGACCTCGGACACGAACACCGTGCCGGGCCGGGTGATGGCCGGGCCTTCCACCATCGGAAGCCAGCCGCTCATGGTGTCGCAGCCGCTGGCGTACTTAGCCACGTCGGGCCGGCCGGCGATGTACGGGGAAAGCTCCCCGGCGTTGAACGATGTTTGCAGCGGGGCGATGCGGCTCATTCAAGCCCCATCAGCGCCCGTTCCCAGGATGTCGGCTGGCTGCGTTGCGGCGGTCGCTCGATGGCGTTGATCCTGCGCGCCTCTGCAATGGCCTGCTTGCGTTCAGCCCAGGCAGCCTCACGCTTGCTCAGGTTCTGCGTCAGTTCTTCGGCCACTTCAGCGGCCAGGCGGCAGGCCAGCGCTTCCACGAACAGCGGGGCGTAGAGGCCCGAATTGGTCACGCGCTGCACGTAGCGGATCTTCAGCGGAGAGGCGCCGTCGGTCAGCACGGCGTTGCCTTCAACCTCGAAGCCGGCCGGGTCGTAGTCGGCCCAGGCTTCGCCGATCTCCACCAGCCGCAGGCAGTCGGCCGGGAGTGGGTACTTGTAGGACCACCCGAACGATGGCACCGTGCTGCTGGCCGGGATCTGCGCCCGCGTGATGGCGAACGTCCACGGGTGCGCGGCCAGTTCGGCGTCGCGCTTGATGTCGTAGATGGCATTCAGCACCCGGGCGTTTCGGGTGTCGTCCAGCAGGTCGGTGATCCGCTGCGCCCCCAGCTTGGCGAGCGCCTGGTTGCAGATCTGGACGGACGAAGCCATCAGCCCTTGCTCTGGTCAGCGCGGGCGTAGACGGCCGTTGCCGTGGCCACAGCGGCGCGGATCTGGCCGGGCGGCAGTTCAAAGGCGATCAGGCCATCCGCTGTCAGGGCCGTGGCGGCGGTCAGCCAGGTGCTGCCGTTTGGGCCGAGGTACTGCAGCGTGACACTGCCACCGCCCCAGGTCGCAGTGGCGCAGAACACGCCGCGCCCGCCTCCCCAGTTGACAGCCGAGCCGGTCGCCGATGCGTTTTCCAGAAGTGCGGGCATGTTGCTCCCCTCAGACAGGCGGCCAGGTGTCCTGCACGATGCGGTACTCCAGCAGTTCCAGCGCCTTCAGCGCCTCCTGCTTGCTGAGGCCGGTCGCCGTGTAGGTGATGCGGACCTCGACATGCGCTCCGGCCGTGGTCGTGCCAGTCTCCGCGATGTCCTGCTTCTTCTGCCCCAGGCTCAGGGACCAAAACCGATCAGCCATGTGTGGCTCCTAGAAAAAGGGGCGGCAGTTGCCCACCGCCCCGAAGGCTTGACGCCAGGAGGAATCAGCGCACCACGTAGACGCGGACCAGCACCGTGCCGGCAGCGTCAGCCGCGCCGGTCAGGCCGAGCACGACGTCGTATTCCTTGCCCGGGTCGCTGGACAGGCCCAGGCATTCCCACACGCGCTTCTCGCCGTTGGTGTAGAGGCCGCCAGCCGCCGCCGCCTCAAACGTCACGTCACTGTCGATGGCGCCGCCGTTGAGCGACACCGCCGAAGCGAAGAAGTCGGCGTCCACCACCGTGCCGCCGTTGGTGTGCGTCAGCAGGTCATAGAGGCCCAGGTCGGCCGCCGTGGTGGTGCCGATGTCTGCCGACACCATGCGGATGCGGTCCACGAAGTCGTCTGAGCGAACCTTGCCCAGCCGATAAGTGGACGTGGCCGAGTCGCCCGAGGCGATGGCCACAGCGGCGTTCACCGCACGGATCAACGTGCCGTTTTCCAGGCCGACGCTGTTCTGCACGCGCGGCGTCGCGTTGTAGTTCGTCGCCGCCGTGCTCTTGTTGGTCACAACTGCCATGTCAATGCTCCTTGTTCAGTGTGTGGATCAGGCTTCGGAGCACTTGATCTCGACGACCTTCTTGGCGTCGCGGCGAACGGCACCGAAGTGGCCCTCACCGTAGACCTGCCAGGGTTGGCCGCGCAGGTCGTCGCGCTGCGACACCTTGGTGCGCATGCCGCCATCCCAGGTGCAGAAGCTCATGCCCTTGCTGGTGAAGAACGGAACACGGCGGTAGCTGTTGGAGTCGGTCAGCAGTCGGTTGCTGATGATCCAGTTGATGCCCATGAAGCCGCTGCCCATCACGGTGCCACGGTCGATCAAACTGCGCGCGGTGAAGTCGCTGGACGTGGCCTCTATCTCATCCATCAGGTTGGTTTCCTGCTTGGGAGAGATGACGCAGTGAATCTGCTCGCCGTCGAAGACCTCACCGGAACGCAGGATCTGCAGCGCCTTCTGGATCTTCTGGACGTTCAGGCCAGACGTCGTGCCGCCTTCGCTCACGCCCACCTGATAGCTGGACGAGAAGCTGTCCGTGGTGCCGGCCGATTCACCCAGAAGGCGGTCAGCGAACAGTGCGCGAATGGCCTCGTCGTCCATCTTGCGGTTGATGGCGGCAACGACACCCTGCACGTACTCCGATTGCGGGTTCGCGTTCATCTGCATCTGCTCGATGCTGTCGAACGGGATCGCCTTGTCGAAGTGGCGCGGGTACACCCAGGGGCGGGTGTGCGTCACGGAGCCGAAGACGATGCCGTCATACAAGCCCGAACGCTCGTCCGCCTCGAAGGCGTCGATCTGGTTGACGACAGTCGCGGACTTGCCCACCGCCGTCATGGGCGTGAACAGGGAAGCGACGCGGGGGGTGAGCTGCTGTGCCAGCAACTCGACAGCCGATGCGTACTGCTGGCTGTAGAAAGCGTTTGAACCGACGGCCATGATTGGCGCTCCTAGTCAGGTTGGAACATGGGTTGTTCGCCTGGCTTGTCCCTTGCGGGGGCCTCGCTTGCGCGTGTCGTGCGCCTGCCGGTACGTCTTCCCGTGCTGCCACCGGGGCCTTGCGGCTTGTCCGATGGCGGCACTTTGTTCGCTTCAAAGGCGAACGGATTGCCCTTGATAGGCGGTTTGCACATTGGTCGCGGGCCGCCCGGCTTGCCGCGTGAAAGTAGCCATCAGTCCGGCCTGCTTTGGTGGAGCCCAGGCTTGTGGCCGGTGGCCCGCATGTGCAATGCGGCGCTCGCGCTACTGCATGCCGCTGGCTGCGGCCAGGATCGAATCCAGCTTCTGAAGCTCGGCCCACTCGCGGCTGGCCGGGTTCATGGCGGCCTTGCGCCAGTTCGCGTCGGCCATCAGTTGCGCCTTCTTGGCCTTGGCGCCTTCCGGCGTCATGCCGAAGCTGCCCAGTTCGTTCAGTCCCTCCGCGCCGCTCTCGCGCATCAGGTCGCCCACCTTGGCCAGCGCCTTCATGGTCTTGCTGAAGCCGGCCACCTTTTCCATGGCGTCGATGGCGCCCTCGTCCAGCCCCAGGTGCATGGCTGCGCGCTTCGCCAGTTCGCGGCGCATGCCCGCTTCGGGGCCGGTGCCCCAGTCCTTGGCCAGTTGCTGGTGCTCGGCGGCCAGCGCGGCTTCGGTGGCGGCAGCTTGCTCTGCGGTCACGGCACCGCCGAATTCGCCATACCAGCCGGCCAGGGCTTGAGCCTGCTTGGTGGACAAGCCCAGTTCGTGCGCCTTGGCGGTGAAGCCCTCGGCAAACTTCGGGTCGGCGCCTTCAGCCAGGGCGATGCCGTATGCCTTTGCATCAGCCGGGCGGCCCAGTTTCTCGTGGAACTTAGCCCATTCCTCGGGCGCGGCGTCGTCCTTGGGAACCACGATGGTGCGGCCGTGGCGGTCAGCGCCGAACAGCTTCTGCAGTTCGTGGTAGCTCTTGACGGCATCAGCCGGGCCTTGCCAGCCGGCGTTCTGCGCCACGCCCACAAGCTCAGGCGCCACGTCAGCGGCCAGCCACGGCACGGCGCTGGCCGCAGGGGCAGCAGGTGCAGCGGCAGGAGCGGCGGCGGGTTCGGGTGTCGCTGCAACAACGGCAGCGGCGGAAGCGGGCTCAGTCATCGGGGATCTCCGGTTGGTAGGCGATGCGATCCACCTGCGCATCGGTCAGGTTCAACTTGTGCTGGATGTGCAGCCACACCTGGCGACGTCCCTCGGCCACGGCCATGGCGATGGCGTTGCTCGCGCTGGTGCTGCGGTTGACGTAGCAGAAGCGGGCCAGGTCGTCCAAGACCAGCGCGGCGTCGGGCGTGAGCGCGTCCTTGCGGCGTGTCTTGCTGACCCGGAAGCAGGCGCGGTAGGCGCCAACGGTGTCGCGGACGCTCACAGGCCGGGCTGCAATCCGCCAGAGGCTTGCAACTTGGCGAGGTTCGCGGCCGTGTCGCTGACCACGGGAGCCGCCTCAAGCAGTTGCGCGGCTTCCTGCTGGCCGGCGCGCTGTTCCTTGAGCGCCTTCATAGCTTCCTCGTCGCGCAGGATCTTGGCCGGAACACCCTGAATCTCGGCGATCTCGCGCGCTGCGGCTTCCATGTCGAACACGTCCAACACGGTCGGGTCCACCTGAGCCATGGGCGCCACCTGTTCCATCGTGCGGGCGATGGCGATGGCTTCGCTCGCGCGCATGGCCTTGCGCATCGGGCTGGTGTATTCGATCTGGTACTCGCCCTGCGCCTCGATCAGTTCGGGCGGCATCTCGGGCAGCTGGCCGGCCCTCATCAGGATGTCAAGCTCGCGCTCAGTCTGCGGCCCCAAGCCTTCGGACTCGATGCGGCCAGCGACAGGCGCCATGTGGATGGCGCGCTCGTTCATCAGTTCCAGCGTCTGCGTGGCCGTCATCTGCGGGTTTTCGACCAGCACGCGGAACACGTCCATCATCGACGCGGAGGCGATGATCTCGCGCTCCTTGTCCATCATCTCCAGGCCGATGTCGATCTTGGCCCCGGTGATGAGCGGCTTTACCAACTGGTTGCCCTGCGCGTCCAGCGTGCCGTAGTTCATGGCGCCCGGCACTTGGTTGAACGGCATCGAGCCGTCGTCGTAGGCCAGGAGCGGCGGGTCGATGACCTTCTGCGCGGCTTTCAGGACGTCGCGCTTCTGCGCCATCAAGACCTTGATGTTCGACAGCACCATCCAGACCGGGCTGCGGCCGTAGACCTCGCCGGGGCTGGTGGTGTAGCGCAGCACGGAGAAGGGCCAGGTGTGGAAGCCCGATTCCTCCAAGATGTGCTTCTCGCGCGGAATCCAGTAGACCGACACCCACGGCATGCCAGCCGCGCCGATGCGCTCTGCGTCGTAGTCCGTGCGCGGGAAGACGCCGTGGCACAACTCCACCTCGTCGTCCGGGTGCTCCTTCAGCCTCTCGCGCAGCTTGTCGGGCAGTTTGCCGGGCCACTTCTGCTCGATGTTGCGCAACGTCCACGGCCAGCAGCGATAGACGGTATCGACGCGGCCCTCGGCACCCTCGGCGATGTAGGTCTGCCCCAGGTGCAGCGACTTGTAGGTGATGGCCTGGCGCTTCACGTCGTCGCCGATGAACATCAGGCCGGTGCCGAACACGAAATGCTGGAGCCCGACCTCGCCCATCTGCGCTTCAAAGCTGGCGCGCGGGCTGTAGCGGGCGCGGAACAGGACATCTGTCACCTCGTCCAGATAGGTCTTCACCCGCTGGATCTTGTTCAGCGCCTTGTCGTTCGTGGTCAGCCGCTGGTATCGCTGATTTGACGGCCACACGAAGGCAGAGATCGCAGCGACGGCCTTCTGAGCCGCCAGGGCTGCGGTGCCGTCGTACATCTTTTCCGTGCGCTTGGCCCCGGGCGTGCGCGTCGTGTTGAAGTCGGACATCGCCGGCCAAACACGCTCGGCGATCTCCTGCCACACGGTGTCGAAATTCGTGCGGTTGCCCTTCGCGCGCTCCAGGCGCTTGGCGAGATGGTCAACGTCGATCATCACTGGCCCAGCAGGGTCTTGCTGGCGGTCAGGGGCACACCTGCATTGCCATCGGTCAGCACGGAAGCAGCGCGGCCACGGCGGCGGCGCAGCATGTCGGCTGTGTCCTGCTCGCGGCCGGCTGTGTCCTCGATGATGGGAGGCGGCGGCGCTCCGGGCGCGTCAGGCTTCCGAGGCCGCAGCGGGTCTGCACCGTCCCGCTGGCGGTTACGGGCGATGCTCTCCATGTCACGCAGGCCCACGCCAGGGTTCAGCGTTGCCTTGATGGATGGCGCAGCCCAGCGCCCGCTGCCGACGAGTGGTTTCGTGAAGCTCATTGCCGCGCACTGTCACGCGCAGCGCGGCGAACGGATTGCCCTAAATCGGGCTGTAGTCGGTCACGGAATGCTGGTTGCGCGCCAGGCTGTAGCGGGATGTCCGCAAATCCTTGCGCTGCACAGGCTCGGCGAAGGTCAGGGCCAGCGCGTCGCCGTTGTCAGGGCTGGCAAGGCCGCGCTTCTTCATGTCCTCTTTCTTCTCCAGCAGCAACCGGCCGTCCTTGTCGAAGCCGTATTCGACGCCCACCAGATCGTCCTGCAGTTCCATGTCGGGGTCAATCACGCCCGTGGTCAGCCAGTCGCGCATGTTGGCCCACATCTCCGCGCGCTTGTTGGCGTACTTCAGCGACTCGCGGGCAGCGCTGCCGAAGTTGACCTCGATCACCTTGTAGCCCTGGCTTTTCAGGATGTCCACGACACCACCACCCACGCCGCCGCCGTCGATGAATACGGCGTCGGGGTTGTACTGGCGTATAGCCTCGGCCACCTTGTGCGCGCTGAATACCGTGTCCATGCCTCGCCACTTGATCGGCGGGATCACGCGGCCGTCGCGCCCCATGCGCCCACGGATGATGCTTTGGTCGTCGCCGAAGCGGGCGATATCCACACCCAGGATACACGCCGCGCCCTGGTCCTTCACGGGCAGCTGGCGCTCCTGAGCCTCCTGCACTGCATCGCTGGCGATGAACTGGCTCACGCTCTGGCTCGGAAACTCGCCGCGCACGCGGACCTTCACCACGTCGCTGTCTTCGCCGTAGGTGGCGGCCAGTTCGTCCAGATAGGCGCGGTTCGTGCCCTCCACCGTGCGGCTGTCGATCTTGCGGGTCTGCCACAGGTGGCGGTACTTGCCGAAGCACTCGCGGAACCGGCCGGTGTTGCGCGTCGGGTTGCCAAACACAAGCCAGATGATTTCGGTGTTTTCGTCGGTCAGCGCACCCTCGGCCACTTCCCACACACGATCAGCGATGGCGGCGGCCTCGTCGAAGATCAGCACGATGCGCTTGCCCTTGTTGTGCAGGCCGGCAAAGGCTTCGGTGTTGTTCTCGCTCCAGGGGATCGCATCCGCGCGCCATGACTTCTCGCGCCCATCCTCGGCACTGTACAGGCTCATTGCGGGAACCTGCCAGCAGTCAGCGAACCGCGACAGCCGCGCCCACTTGCTGATCTCGGGCCATGTCTTGGTGCGCAGCTGGTTCTCGGTGTTGGCCGTCACCACCACGCGGCAGTCATCGCAGGTCGTCATGGCCCACTGGATCACCTGCCCGATACAGGCCGATTTCCCGATTCCGTGGCCGGAACTCACGGCAATGCGCAGCGGCTTGAAACGGGTTGCAGGCTCGCGCAGGTGCTTTCCGATCACGTCCAGCACGTCCTGCTGCCACACGCGCGGGCCATCGTACTCGGCCAGGTCGTCCTGTCCCCAGCGGAACAGCGCCCGCACACAGGCCAGCGGGTCAAGCGACCACTCGGCCAGGGCCTTGATGCTCTCAGGGTCGTTTTGCAAGCGTGGCCCGCGCTTCTTTGATGAGATCGGCCAGCGACAGCTTCGCCGTGAGGTTCACGTCCTTGGGTAGACACTTGCCGACAAGAGCCAGGAACGCGGCGGGGCTTTCCTCGGCTTGGTTCGCAAGGTAGACCTCGCCGCCAGCCTGATCCAGCGCGCCCAGGATCATGGCTCGCAGGTCTTTGGTCACCTTGTTAGGGTTGCCCTTGCCTCGGCCCGGCCCCGGCGTGCCCTTGCCGATTCCTGCCGATTTCTTATCGGGCGTCACACCGCCTCCACGGCCTTAGCCTTCGGTTTCCGCCCCGGCTTCTTCCGCTCGGTCCCGTAGAACGGCTGGGCTGGAGGCGGCCAGTTCGGCAGCGCCTGCAACTTCGGCCCCGGCTCCAGCCTGCGGTCCACCCGATGCCCGCGCACCACCGGACACTGCGGCGCGTCTTCCTTCGCCTTCCCAAAATGACCGCACCAAGCCGCGAGCATCATCTCGCCGCGCCAGTGCAACGGCTGAACGCCTCGCCGGTAGTGGTGGATGATGCGGTGCGTGATCTGCCCTCCGTTGATGCTGCTGGGCTTGACTCCAGCGGCCAGCAGTTGTTCCACGATGGCGGCCCAGTCGAATGACATTGCTTGGCTCAAGTTCCCTCCACTTCCACCTTCAACATCCCGCCCACCCGCACTAGTTGTCGCGGATGCGGCCTAGAACACGTTAGG